CGTTCGCGTTCGGTTTTTACTTGTTGTCCGCGTCGCGCATTGCATGGCTTACAAGCCGGTACAAGGTTGTTTATGCTGTTGCTTCCGCCTTCAACAATGCTTTGTACGTGGTCGGCTTCGGTTGCTACGTTGACGCCGCACCAATGGCATGGTGGGTTGTCGGCCAGTAGTCGAGCACGGTTCTTTTTAAACTCTGTTTTGTTTCGTGTCGCGCTGTTTAAGTTGGTGGCCATGCTCACGCGCCTTCGGCTTGTGCTACCGCGCCCGCAGGCGGGCTTGCTAATGGTCGGTGTTGGTTGGTCATTGTGTCGGGTCCAAGTCTGTTGTGTTTGTTTGTGTGTATGTCAATTCGTTATGTGTGCTAAACGCTTGGGGGCAAACGCCTAGCACGTTGTGAAGCCTAATGCGCTTAAGCCCCACCCACGGGATTGCCCTACCCCGTACCCACTTACTTACCGCGTGATTATGTTTACACGCTGCCACGCCATTGGCCCGGTCACTTCGTCGCGCATGATTACGGGCATAGCGTTCTACCTACGTTGCCGTATGTTCCCAACTACCGTGCAACGGGCTTAGGGCTTGGCTAGTCCTAAACGCTTACGCGCTGGCTAGAAATCTTATGATTACTGGCAACTGGTTAGGCCGCCACACTTGCACGATTGCACCTGACTTGTCAAGCCTGTCTAGCCATGCTTCTTGTGTCTTACGAATAATGCCTATGTCTGTTTTAAGTTCTGCGAAAACTAGCACACCGCGCTTGTTCACTAACACCAAATCAGGGAAACCGCTATCGCCTTGTATGTGTGTTGCCCATTTACCGCGCTTGTTCATTGCTGGCAAGTCATGGTGCACAAACCACCCGTAACGTGTAGCAATATCTATAACCGTGTTTTTGAATTGGGCTTCAAGCATTGCCATTGGTTGTGTAATCCTTATGTATTGTGCGCGCCCAAATGTCGTTAGACAAATGTTCGGTTGACCAACGCAAATGCTGCACTACTTTGTCTTTGCCAAGGTAATCAACTTGCATAAGCTGCATTTCCTCAATGAGGCGCACCATGGAAGTTAATAGTTCTAATTGCTGTTGAAGGTCCATTATTTCCCCTGCCTCATCATCACTAAAACCGTGGCCCAAACGCCAAGGCAAATACCAATTATGTTGAACGCGACATAACCCATTAGTCGGCCTTGCTACTTGGCAAACCTTTAAGGGCGTCAATAATCTGCGTGGCCTGTTCCGGGTTAAGCGTTTCAAGCGTTACGGCGTCGCTGTTAAGCGTTACGGCAATGTAATCGTGCAACGCGGCTTCGTCAAACCCCGCGCCCTTTGCCAACGACTTAATGAAATACACCTGTTTTTGGCTTGCTTGCTTAGGGTAAGCCTTGACGGGTGAAGCGTCTGTTTCGGTTGGTTGGTCCTGTCGCGCTTGCACTTCGTTTTTGCTTGCAATGGCTTTGCTTACACCGCAACCCATATAGCCAAGGGCACGGCCCAACGCGCTAGTCATGCCAACCATGAATTCGCTGTTTTTTGTGTAAGGCGTTTTGCCGGGGTACGGTTCGGCAGCTGTTGCAATGCTTGGTATTGGGTCGGTTTCGTCGCGCCAAACGGTAACGGTGCAACGGTAAAACGTCGAGCCGTCGGGCATGGTCACAACTTCGGCACTTGTTTCTTGTATGCGAAGGTTTGGCCAGCGTTTCATTGCTTCCGCCAAGCGGGTGGGAACATCTACGTAGTTGTCAATGTTAAAAGCCATTAGCGCCAATCCTTTTTACAAGTGCCGGGGTGAAAATACAAAATGTAGTCGCTTGTTTTGCTTGCTTTGTAGGCGTAGGTCATTACGCCGCATTTCCTGCATGGTTTCATTGTCGGGTTGTCTTTCATTGTCGGGTTTATATTGCGTTGGGCAACGTATCCATGGGGTGTAACAAACTTTGTGGCGTCATAAAGCACGGGGCTGGCATATTTTCGGCCCAACGTGTTGGGTGCCATGTTTCGTACAATGTTTGCCAGCCGCGCAACTCTATAACGCGGTCAACCGGGTCAAGCGTGGCAAGTATGTAAATTGCGGGTTTGTCGTTTTCATGGGTTAACAAACAACCGTTACCGCGTAGCGTGCTTCGAACCTCGTAACCGCCAACGTCGTAAGCGTTTTTGTTGTATTGGGTGTGGCCCCAATCTATGCGTAGGTATTTGGCTAATGCCATTTCACCTATGCAACCAACTTTCATTGCTTTGAGGCTGTCCGGTGGCGTTAAACCGTAGTTGTGTTTAGCACCGGCATTTTCTGCCCAATCAATCCGCAATTGCGCGACTGCATACGCATAGTTTATTTCGTTTTGTGTTAACCGTATTTGTGCCACGGTTAGCCGCCTAACGCTTCAATTGCTTCGCTAACGGTTTGCCATGCAGCTTGTTGACCGCTCAGGTCTAGGTCAACGGCCAAGTGTTTTAGCCGGGCAATAAGGTCGGCGTGTTTTGGCTTGTATGGAATATGCGCGGGCCTGCAAATTTCATCTAACAAGTTTTTTATTACCGTTTGGTGGCGGTTTAATGCGTTTTGTGTCGGGTCTAACATTTTTCGGCTTTCCTCACTAAGTGAATTGTCGGGGTCTATGTACTGTTTTACTTCGCTGTAGTCCATGGTAGCCAACCGCTGTTACGCCATATGGCAACCATTGCGCGGGTGTTGGTTGTGGGGTCGAATAGGTCCTCGCACGTTTCTACAATGCCTTTTGCCTGTAGCCAACCAATTGGCCAGTAAGTGTTAGGCCGGCACCAATAACCATTTATTTGGTATATGGAATAACTGCCCCCGTTTGTGTCGTATGCGTTGAAAGCGTCGCTTGTGCAGCGGCTTTCGCGCAATGCCACTTTTAACGCTGTTTCAAGTTCGCTAGGCGGTAATCCTTCGGCAAGGGCAAGCGTCGCAACCTGCGTGCACGTAGTGACCAATGCGGGCATTGTGGTTGTTGTAGTTGTTGGTGGCAAGTAGGCAACTACAACTGGTGGGGTAGTTGTTGGGGCCTGTGCATTGCCGGGGCTAAATAAGACTAAAACGCCTGTAATTAGGCCAATTACGCCTGTGAATAATTTGTGCATAACCATTGGTTAGCGCCTTTCCATTTGGTAGGGGTTGCCCCAAGTTCCGTGTGCAGGGGTTTTAAAAGCCATTTGTGCGTGTAAGCAATCGAAGGTTGCAGGGTCTCGAAATAGTTGCACCATAACTTGTTGACCCGTTTCAAGGGTTGTTATGTAGCACTCGTAAATAAAGGTTTGCGGCTCTGTCATAAGTTGGGCTTTCCGTCGGTACAAAAACCCTAGTCAACGATTGTTACGCGGTTGTGGATACCCCAAAGGTTGCTTCAAATATGGCTTTTACGGCTTCGGGGCTGTCGGCAAACGCTGGGCTTAGTTCTACGTGCCACCAATCGCCATTGGGTGCACCTGACACGGTTTTTGTTTCGTACACTTTCCACGCTTGACGGTCACAACGCCACGACGCGCCCCAAGGTTTGCTGTAATAGTCAATTACCATTTGTACGCCAAAAGCGTTTGCGTTGGCTAACACTTTGTCAATAAACACTTTGGATACCGCGCGCCCTTCCTTAATGCCTTTTGTGTCCATTTTGCGGTAAGACAAGTCCATTGCTCGACCCGTGGCGTGTACTGACAACGTGCCGGGTTTGCCTTTAATGTCGCGCTGGCCGTATGTGCCGTTATTCCACAAAGCACCGTTTGACCATTTGACGGCTTGCTTTACCCATTCTTCGGTGCCGGCACGTTTGCCAGCTGCGGGGCCGTCGCTGTTACCTATGTAGTCGCGCGCACCCACAACACCGGGTTTGGCTTTTGCAATCACTTTTTGAGGCCGTAGGCGCTGTCTTTAGGGTTAGCCCAACGCAACACGGGCGGGATTAGCGCGGCAATGCCGGCTTTTAGGTAATCAGTTGGGTTGGTTGCCCCAGTTAAATACACGGCAACAACGGCGCCAACTACTGAACGGCCATATGAGGCGGCCATAAGTTCTAATTGTTTTTTCATTTGTGCCCCTCTATGTGTCCGTCTATTTTTTGTTCAATTCTTCCCAGCGTGTTATGGACAATTCCGTGGTCTCGTCGATTGTCTTGCCCAATTTTCCCAATGAGAGCAACGAGTAAAGCGAAACCGCCACCGACGCAAGCAACCACAATTTCAATGGCCATGACATTACTTAATTAAATAACGCGTTTACTTCGTCGGCGGTCAATCCAAGTTTGGCAAGCGCGGCGCTTTTTAGTTTTGCTTTGTCTGCGCGCGCTTTTGTTTCCGCTGCACACTCTGCTAAATCTTTGTCGCGTTGTGCTATTTCCTCGTCGGTCATTTCGCGCACTTCGTTACCAATTTGTATTTCATATTTAGACATTGTTTTAACTTTCGCTAATTCCATAAACACGGTAAAAACCCGTCATTGTTCCTGTTGACGTAACAAAGGTAAGGCCGTCGTGCGCCTCGGCTGCGTTGTAAAAATAGCCACCGAAAATAGCGCCGTTAGTTCCGGAAATGTTCCCGTTTCCTGCTGCCGTTACGTTTGTGTAACTGCTTGCGTTTGTTGGGTCAAAAACTGCAATAAGGCCACCGTAACCGCGTGTACCGTCAGCGCCAACTATTTGCGGTGTTGATGAACTGCCCGCGCCTGTTCCTGTGTAAGCGCCTGCCGTATTCATTACGCCAGCCCCCCAAAAGTAACTAGCGGCGGTTCGTGGCGTACCTGCGTTGTTTACTCTTACTGAAACCTGCAACTGTGTAGAAACACTCGTAATATCTAAAAACACTTGGTAATTTTTATAAGTACTTGTAAATGTGCTGGCGGCCATGCTTACTGTGCTTTGCGTTGTAAATGACGCGCCAGTAACATAAACCATGCCCGGCGTTGTACCTACGGTTTGCCATGCTGCACCGTCGTAATACTGCGTAGTGTTAGTTGCTTCAATGTAAGCAAACTGACCTTCGGCAAGCACCTTTTCACCGGTGCCACCAAAAGCGGCGTCACGCGTAACCGTCGTTGCAAAAACGGGTATGCCCGTGTTTATTTGTGTTTGTTGTGCGGCGGTAAGTACTTGGCCGGCTGTAAAACTTGGTACTGCTATTTGTGCGTTCGCGCCCATGTCTTTAGCCTAATTCACCCAAGCACGTTAAGCGCGTCAATAATTCCAAATTCTGCATTGTCAAGTATCAGTTCAAACACAATCGTTGTTGGGCTAGTAAATAAAGCAACGCGGTGGCCGTCCAAGGTAATCATATGCTCAACGCCTTCTACCGAAAGTTCCTGTGCCAACGTGGTTGTCGTGGACCCGGTAACAAAACTGCGGGTAATACTGATTGTGTCCGAAATGTCAATTGTTGCCACGGTGTCCCGTTGTGCGTTTGTAAGGGCACCAAATAAGGTTTCTACGCTGTTGTAACGCGCTTCGGGCGTGCCGTTCAAAAGGTAAGTTGCTGCAGCTGCTAGTTCGGTGTCGTCAAGCAAACTGTTGGTAATGCTGTATGTCTGCACAAAAAAGGCGGCTTGGCTTGCAAGGTCGTTAGCGGTGGCGTTGGCGGTACCAAGGTTTTCAACATAAGCCCTGTTGGTCACGCTGTCGGCCTCAAAGGTAATGCCAAGGTTTGTGTACGGTACGCCTGTTCCGTCGTCCATAAAGTCAATTACGGGACCGCTAAGCGTTTGGCCCACCCTTGGGGTAAAGGTCAAAACGCCTTCGCGTGACACAAAAAAACGGCCAAATTCTGCGGTTTGGTTTATTTGCAAAAGGTATGCCAAAACGTTTGTACCGCCCGGCACGGTGTAAGCGGCGTCGTGCCCTAGGTCAACGGTGCCAATGTCAATGTTGCGCGCTGCACCTGCAGGGTAGGCAACTTCGGGTAGGTCTAAGACGGTTTCTATTCGTTCACCTGACGTTTCTACCGCAACGTTTAGTTCGTCCATAAAAGTCTGACTAAGCAAATAGAAATTGTCCGAGCAATATACGGTTACGGTGTCGAGGCCGTCCAACGAAAAGTTGTAGTCGTAGTTAACAATTTTCCCGCGGTACAAATATTCGGGGTTGTTGGCAATGTCGTAGCGTATTAGTTCAACGGCGCGCAATGGGGCTAAACCGGGCAAGGCTTCGGGCGTGTTGTAAAACGGTCCATTTTCGTCAAATGGGTTAAAAATCCCGTCCACGTCGTTAATGGTAAAGGTCATGGTGCCAGCTGCGAATTGGTCCCCAATGTCACGGCGTCCGCGCCTAATGTTTATTTGCGTGGTGCTGTCGGTTACGTCGGCAAAGTCCGTTGTTGGCCCTAACGGGTAGTCACCGTCTAATAGGCCTTTAATGTCGCTGTCAAGGGTAAAACTTCCAACGTCGTAGCCGGTGTCAATTAAAAGCGAATAGTTGCCGGCTTGGGTAATGACACTTCCGGGCATTAGCGATAGCCAACCGTAGGTACTTCAAGCGGGCCGTTTTGGCGGGTAAAGGCTTTAAGGCTGTCGGCTACAACGCGCCCAATTTCGGCGCTAGTTGCCATGCCACCATTGACGTTTACAGTTATTGGCGCGCTACCGCCACGCGCTGCTTTATGTTCGGCAATGCTTGCGACGCTCGACTGGCTTGGTTCCGGGGTAACAATGGCTTGACCTGCCGTAATTTTGGTAAAAGCAATGTCCGTTTGGGCTTGCTCTAAAAGGGCATTTAAGCGTTTGGTGCTTAGGTTCGGGTTGGCAAGTATCTTTTCGTACTTGGCTAAAACGCTTTCAAGGCCAGCAACCATTGCATTGCCTTGGTCCACGCCTGCTTGGTAAAATCGGGTGGCGCTGTTAAGGCCTAGTTTGTCGGCTACCCCTTGGACCGTGGCAACCAACGCATTAACCCCATTAGGTCCTGTAATGGCTTCCTGACCGCCTGCAACAAGTTCGGCGGCAATCGCTGCCCCTGCCTGTCCACCCGCGTCTAAAACGGCTTGTAATGCGTCTAGTGACAATCCACGGGTAAGCAACAAGTCCACGTTGTTTGCGTACTGTTTTACCCCTGCAACTTGGTCCGAAAGCCCGGCTAAAAAGCCTGCCCCTGTTTCGTCGCCAGCGTCTTTAGCGTCCCCGAAATTGAAGGCGTCTGAAATGCTGTCGCCAACACTTTTACCAAAATCGGCAAACGAGGATTGTGCGTCGCCAAGTTGTGTTTTGGCTTCGTCCAAGGCTTCGGCCAATTTGTCTTTAATGGTCCCGTAAAGTTCGTTTACCTTTTTGGAAGCCCCACCGGCACCGCTACCCATGCCTTCAAA